AGTATGATCAGATCCGTAAGCCAAAGTGCAAGACTGTCATTAGACGGTTCTCAAAGCTATACTATTATCTTAGTACAAGACGGAGTATCAAATACAGTAAAAGTAAATGGTGGTTCTTCAACCACTATAACTATTAAGCAAGGGTCTGGATGAAAAAAACTATTATATTTTTAAGTTTATTTACAGCACTAGGGTCTGTTTATTATTTTCAACCAGTAGCCTACGAAATATTAAAATTAAAAACTTTTGATAGTTTTATACAAGAGAAAGAAGAATCAGGTAATTTCGTAGTTTTAAATATAACAGAGGAAGATATAGCCAATGAAGGTGGTTATCCTTTATCAAGACAAACATTAGCTCAAATACATATTAATTTATTAAGACAAGGGGCTATGGGCGTAGGTTGGGTTATGGCTTTTCCACAACCCGATAGATTTGGTGGTGACTTTGAGTTTACTGAAGCTTTGAAATTTTCTCCAAGTGTTTTGGCTATGTTTGAAGGAGAAGGTCAATATCCGCCTACATCTGGCACTGTTATTTTAGGACCAGAAGATACTGGTGGCATGATGGCAACAGGTGTAATACAAAATATTGACGTTTTAAAATACAACGCTAGTCAAGGTATAGCAGTTGCTCGTACTGATGCAGATAACTTAATACGTAGACTACCTTTACTCATGCGTACTCCTGATGGTTGGGTATCTTCATACGGTACGGAAGTTCTTAAAGTTTTAGCTGGGGCAGATACCTACGTTATAAAAACGAATGATAATGGTGTTGAAGAAGTCAGAGTAAAAGGATTGCCTCCAGTAAAAACTGATAGTCTAGGTCGTAAATGGATTTCTTGGGTTGTTCCACGTGAAACATCTTTATCAGAGATGGATGTAGAAAACAGGTTTGTTTTTGTTGGATTTACCGCAAAAGGCATATCTCCGCAATTGGCTACGCCTGTAGGTTTGTTAGAGCCACACAAGATACAAGCAGCTCTTGCAGAATCTATACTTATACAAGATAGTCCGTACATACCTGACTACGCATTAGCTCTAGAGTTACTAATATTTTTGTTCTCTTTAGTTTTTGTTTGGCTTGTATTGAATGTTTTTGGTATCACATGGGGGGTATCATTCTTTGCTGTAGTTTTTGTATCTACTGCCTTTTATGGCGTTTCTACAATACAAAAAGGTATTTTGATAGACGTTTCTTGGGCTTTAGTATCACAATTTATCACAGCTACAGTATCTTTTTACATACGTTTTAGAGAACAATACAAGTTGAGACAGCAGATTAAAAAACAATTTGAACATTACTTAGACCCAAGACAGGTCAAAGAGCTACAGAAGAATCCAGACAAGCTCAAGCTAGGTGGAGAAAAACGATATGCCACTTTTTTGTTTACTGATGTACGTGGATTTACTGCTCTATCTGAAACATTAGAGCCTGAACAAGTCACATATATAATGAATAAAGCTCTTACAGCACAACAAAAGGCAGTACAAAAAAACGGCGGTATGGTAGATAAGTATATTGGCGATGCAATGATGGCTATATTTAACGCACCTTTAGATTTAGAAAATCACGAAAACAAAGCTATAGATTGTGCTTTGGACATACAAAAAAATATGGCAGACCTTAATATAGAATTAGTTGAGCAAGGTATAGATCCAGTAGCAATAGGTATAGGTATCAACAGCTCTTACGCGGTCATTGGAAATTGTGGAAGTGAGACTAGATTTGATTACACGGCAATAGGAGATGGCGTAAATGTGGCCGCTAGACTAGAAAGCGGAACCAAAGAAGCAGGTAGAGATTTGTTAATTGGTTACAACACTGCCATAAAAAGCGATTATAAGTTAGAATTATTAGAGCCTTTGAAAGTTAAAGGTAAAGAAAAGCCATTGGAAGTTTATACATGGGATTTAAATTAAGTTTGATTTTAGGTGGACTGTTAGTGGTAACAGTTGCAGGATCGGCTTGGTACATAGATTATCAAGCGGACCAAATTACTACGCTTAAAGGTAATCAAATAGTTCTAGAAACGAATCCATTGAGCGCTATCTAGAACAACAAAAAAAACAACAAATTCAACTTGATCAACTAGAATCCGAAAAACGTGCAGCGATGGAAGACGTCAATAGACTGCGTAAAACCTTTGCAAAACACGATTTAGATAAATTAGCTTTGGCAAAGCCAGGACTAATTGAAAACAAAATCAATAAAGCGTCTGCTAGAGTTATGGCAACTTTAGAAGAAATTACTAACCCAAATCAGTTTGATGAAAAATCTACTACTAATTAGTCTTTCTTTGCTGGTGGCTAGTTGCTCTCTCATGCAATCCTCCGTCAAGCCAGTACAAGTAAAAAGTATTGCTGAAAGACCGCCGATTTATCATCCACCGTTACCATATCCTATGAGTTTATCTGAGGTAGATTGGGAGATTATGACCCCTGAACTAATGAAAGAATACTTAGAAAATTTAGAAAATGGAGACGCCCCTGCACGTGCTTATTACTCTTTATCTAGTCAAGAGTATGAAAATTTAAGTATGGATATGGCGGAGATTACCAGATATACAAAAGACATCTTATCTATCATTAAGTATTATAGAGAGTACGACAAACCGAGAGAGGAAAAAGAGGATGAGTAAAGCTCCAGATGAATTTGTTTATAGAGCTACACTTGATCGCATAGTAGATGGAGACACTTTTGATTGCATCTTAGACCTTGGTTTTGATGTAAAACTACACAAACAAAGAGTAAGGCTGGCAGGTATAGACACACCAGAATCTAGAACAAGAAATTTAGAAGAAAAGGCTTTAGGTTTAAAAGCAAAAGAAAGATTAAAAGAACTTTGCGAAGGCACGTTTAGAATAAAATCTTTAGGCAAAGGAAAATATGGCAGGATTTTGGGCGTCCCTTATACGGCAGATGGCGAAGATGTTTGTCAAAAACTTATCAAAGAGGGACATGCTGTTGAATACTGGGGCGGAACAAAGACAGGACACGTCAGAAAGGACGGTACTTGGGGGGAGTAATATGCAAATATCTGAAGAAGGCATATCTTTGATCAAACACTTTGAGGGATGTGGTCTAGAGGCATACCAAGACTCGGTAGGTATTTGGACAATTGGATACGGGACCATTAAGGGTGTAAAAGAGGGTGACCAAATAAATCAAGACGAAGCAGAGCATTTATTACAAGAAGAGATGCCTGAGTATGAAGGTTACATAAACGAAATGGTAAATGTCCCTTTAGAGCAAAACCAATTTGACGCGCTTTGTTCTTGGGTATTTAATTTAGGACCAAATAATTTAAAATCCTCTACACTATTGAAGGTGTTAAATAAAAGTAAATATGACGAGGTGCCAGAACAAATAGTTAGATGGAATAAAGCTGGCGGAAAGGTTTTACAAGGTTTAGTAAAGCGAAGACAGGCTGAAGCCGACATGTTTCAAGGAAAAAAATGGGAGAAAGTCTAGATGCCGTATACAAAAGTACAATTCAGACCTGGTATATATAGAGAAGGCACAGCGTATAGCAACGAAGGCGGATGGTTTGATTGCAATTTGATTAGATTCAGAGAGGGTAGGGTTGAAAAATTTGGCGGTTGGCAAAAGTTAACTGACAGCACATATCAAGGCACAGCACGTGCTTTACATAATTGGATTTCATTAGAGGGTAATAAATTTTTGGGTGTTGGGACACATCTTAAATACTATATAAAAGATGGTACATCTTATTCGGATGTAACACCAATACGTAAAACAACTACGAATTCGGCCACATTTGCTGCTACTGATGGTTCTTCTACTATCACTGTAACTGATAATAGTCACGGTGCCGTTAACGGCGACTTTGTTACTTTTTCTAGCGCAGTTTCTCTAGGGGGGAATGTTATTGCGTCTGTTTTAAATCAAGAGTACCAAATTGATTTAGTGACTGGCACTAACACTTATACAATCACAGCAAAAGACACTTCAGGCACAACGGTTACCGCTAACTCAAGTGATTCTGGCAACGGTGGTTCTTCAACGGATGCTGTTTACCAAATTAATACAGGCTTAGATGTGTATGTGCAATCTACAGGCTGGGGCGTAGGTACTTGGGGAGCTAGTGGTTGGGGTAGTGCGACTGCTCTGGGTGGTAATAATCAATTGCGACTATGGACACATGATAATTTTGGTGAAAATCTTATTATGAATACAAGAGGAGGCGGTATTTATCGTTGGGTTGAGAACGATGGTACAAGTACAAGAGCAGTTCAGTTATCAAGTGTGTCAGGTGCAAATTTAGTCCCTACTGTTGGTTTACAAGTTTTGACATCTGAAGTTGACAGACATCTTATAGTTTTAGGAGCTGACCCAATATCAGGTAGCAGTAGGAGCGGATCAATAGATCCCATGCTTATAGCATTTTCAGATCAAGAAAATGAGTTGGATTTTGAACCACTAATAACTAATACCGCTGGATCTTTAAGATTATCATCAGGTTCACTTATCGTGGGAGCAGTTAAGGCAAGACAAGAAATAGTTATATTTACAGATACTTCTGTTTACTCCATGCAGTTCGTAGGTGCGCCTTTAACTTTTGCTTTAAACTTAATAAACGAAGCTTCAGGTTTGATTGCACCAAATGCGGCTATAACTGCCTCCACTGGTGTATATTTTATGAGCTATAACAATTTTTATCTCTACAATGGAACGGTGCAAGAATTACCTTGTAGCGTACATAACTATGTTTTTGGTGATATAAATCAAGATCAAGCCTACAAGATACAAGCTTTTACAAATAGCGAACACAATGAAGTAGGTTGGTTTTACCCATCTTCTTCTAGTTCAGAAATAGATAGATACGTCATTTACAATACACAACAACAGGTTTGGTACTATGGACAACTTGTAAGGACTGTATGGTTAGACGCTGGTGTTGAGCCTTATCCACAGGCCACTGACGGAGGTGTTCTGTATCAACACGAAATCGGTTTTGACAACGACGGTAGTGCAATGACAAATGTTTTTGTAGAGTCTAGCGATTTTGATATAGGAGACGGCGATCGTTTTACTCAAATATCTGCACTTATACCCGATATTAAATTTATAGAAGATGCTAACGCTGGTTCTTTAAACGTGGTTACAAAGGTACGAAACTTTCCAGGTGACTCTTTAACAACTGATTCTACTTCTGAAATATCATCATCTACGCAAAAAATTAATCTTAGAGCTAGGGGTAGACAAGCTGTTGTACGGTTTGAATCAAATGATGATGCTTCTAATAATGGTAATCTTTCAATTGGGTGGCGTTTGGGTGATACAAGAATGGATGTTAAAACCGATGGTAGAAGATGAGCAAATTATTAGAGACAAGACTGCCTACGGAGTTACAACCTTCTGTAAGTAAAGAAACTTTTAACAGACTTACAAGAATCTTAGAATTAAACTTAGGAACATTTGACCCTGATTCTACGCCACAATTCAACGATACAGAACTTGGTTCTTTAAAATTCAACCAAGGTGATGTAGTATGGAATACATCTATTGGGGTCTTGCAAGTATATACAGGAAACAAATGGATACAGCTTCATACGCCTAAGAATCCAAAAGGCTTTGAACTGCAATCAGAACTAGGTTCTGTAACTGTCAGAAACAACGGAGCGACAAGTATAGAGATTTGATATGCAGGCTGTAGATACTACAAATACCTCGTATGAAGTAAAAAATTTACTTCTAACTCAACCGTCTGATTGGTTTATAGAAGACAAAACTTTTCAAGCCGTCAAAGAATCTCAATTAGATATTGTCCGTTTTTTAAAATCAAAAGGTCAAGAAAACCTAGACAATTTACCCTTACATTCCGTTATAAACGAGCCAATTAAAGATGTTTATACAGCACCTATATTCTCGGAAACATTTTGCGATATATTTAAAGACGAACTAGATAACATCAAAAAACATTTTAACTTTGAACCTAATACAGACGAAGATAAGCTTAGACAAATACCCGAGATAG